AAGCATGCACAAGCAATGGCAATGGAAAAAGCAAAAGTTACTCGAGACTTTGAAACAAATCAAACAGAACTATTACTTAAAAATGAAACAAAAAGAATAAAGAGTTTAGAAGCCCAAAAAGCTTTAAAAATAGCAGAAGTTGCACAAGCAGCTCTAGGAAAATCAGCAACTGAGGACCAACTAGCAGATGCGGAAGAAAACGTAAGATTAGCAAAAGAAAAAGTAACACTAACAACTGAAGAATTGAGAATACAAAAGTTACTTACAACAGAAGAACAAAAGAGAGCTTCTATTGCTAAAGCTCAAGACCAAGTAAAAGGGTTAAAAAAATATGTAACAGAGTTACAAAAACTAATGACAGATAGAACATTTGCGGATAATCCTTTCTTTAGTCAAATGTCAAAAGGAACAAAAGGAGCAATAAATAGAAGATTAGACCCAGGTAAAGCTCAACGAGATTATGACATGGGAATAAATGCAGCAAGAGGTAGACTTGATAGTGTTGCAACTGCAGATAATGTTTCTACACAACAACTAGAAATTGCAAAAAAACAATATGCACTTGATGTTGAAAGATTAAGTTTTGATAAAACTCAAGCAGAGTTATCTGAAGCACAAAGAGCTGTAAATGCGGCAGCAGGAGCAGGTGGAGTAGCTTTAGAAAAAGGAATGACAACAGGACTTATGTCTGTAGCAAAGGGAGAGAAAAAAGCAAAAGATGCAGCAGCTGAGGTAGCTTTAGGAGTTGCAGAAGCAATAATGCAAAGTTTAATCCAAAGCCTAGTATCAAACTTACTAGGAGATTTACTAGCAAAATTAGTAATTACTACAACGGTTGAATCTCAGAATACTTTGGCATTAGGTAGTTTAAGTGCAATGATAGCTCTGAATACTTCAGCTGTAGCTGCTAATACAATTGCTTTACAAGTAGGTAGTCTTTTTGGAGCAAGAAATGGTGGAGTATTTGAAGCAGGACGTAAAGTAAGTGGCTATTCATCAGGTGGAATAGCAAATGGGTCAACCTCAGGATATGGAGCAATACTTCATGGAAGAGAAGCCGTAATACCTGTACCAAGTGGAGACAAGATACCTGTAGAAGTAAAAGGTGGAACTATGACTAATTCAATAGTAAATGTAACTGTTAATTCTGATGGAAGTTCTTCAATGGACGCAGATAAAGCGAATGCATTTGGTAAAGGAATACAAGCAGCTGTACAGCAAGAAATAAGTAAACAGCAAAGATTTGGAGGGCTACTAAGCAATAAGTAATGGCAGTAGGATTTTTATTATTAAACGGAAGCACAAGAGCAGTACCAGACAAAGGATTTAACAGAGATGATACTCCTGTATTGTTTACTGCAAAATTTGGCGATGGATATGAACAAAGAGTTGCAAATGGAATTAATGCATTGCAATCAGAATTTAGTGTAAGTTTTAATTCAAGACCTAAAGCAGAGATAGATGATATAGTAGCATTTTTTACTTCTAAAGGAGGAGTAACTGCTTTTAATTGGACTATTCCTGATACAAATGGTAGTGAAAATGGTAATACTGAAACTACTATAAAAGTTGTGTGTTCTAATTGGTCTCAAACTTGGGACTACGATAATTTTTATAGTGCTAGTGGGACTTTCAGAAGAGTTTATGAATCATGAGTGCTATAGTACAAGATTTACAAAAACAAACACCAAACTCTCCTCTAGTAATATTATATGAAATAGAACTTTCTTCGAGTTCAAGTGTATATTTTCATTCAGGAGAAAATGTAGGAAGTACTGTAACTTTTAAATCAGATGGTTCTACTGACCAAAACTATACAGCAATACCAGTTCATGCTGAAGGATTTGAAGCAGGAGGACAAAATCCAAGACCTTCAATAGTCTTTGCAAATATTGAAAGCGTTTTTTCAGGAGCAGTAGGAGCAGATTACACAGAATTACTAGGCAAAAAAGTAACTAGAAGAACTACTTTAGAAAAATACACAAAAGTTCCTGGAGGTTATAATTCTAATAATCCACCCGAGTTTCCAAAAGATATATATTTTATAGATAGAATATCTAATAAAACAAAAACTCTAATAACCTTTGAACTAGTATTAGCGTATGATTTAGAAGGAATAAAAATTCCTGCAAGACAAATAGTAGCTGGAGGCTGCCCTTGGATATATCAAGGAGCTAGTCAAGATTTAGCAGAAGGTAAAAAATGTGGAGGGTGTACTTGGCATACTGAATCTAAATATAAAGTAGCATATGGAAATGCTACAGGAGAGAATGGAAGTACAGAATATACCGCATATGTTAATAATGATGATGAATATATAATTCCTTCTACTACTAGTTTTACAACTTACTCTAGCGGCTCTGTAAGTAAAGATGCTTATTATAAAAATACTACTTCTATCTCATCTAGTACAAGTTTACAAAGACTAACAAAAACAAGATTAATTGATTCAGGAGCACATAGTACAACTATAAATAATTACTGGCAAGCAATTGCAGGTAGTAGTAGTCCTGGTACTCCTTCAGATGCTAATTCTTCCTTTCATAGAATAAGAGTATTTACCGCTTATAGTAATAGTACTACTTATTATACATACACAAATGATAAATACAATGACTATGTAAGTGCTACAGTTGAAGGTAAAGTAAGACTTTTTAAAGCAAAAAGAACAAGTGTAGGACAAACTCCTTTTATTGGAAGTGAGTATTGGGAAATAGCAGACATTTGCAGTAAAACTTTAACAGGTTGTAAAAAACGTTTTGGATTTAATCCTTTATCTTTAGGAACTGCAAGTAGTACAGGAAGCACTGCTACAGATACTAGAGTTATATTACCTTTTGGAGGATTCCCAGGTGCCAAAAACTTTAGATAAATTTTTAAACGAGTTCTACAAAGCCGCAGAAGAATCTGCCCCTAGGGAAATGTGCGGACTTGTAGTAGAGCAAAATAACAAACAAAAATGGATTTTGTGTGAAAATATTTCAAAAAATGAAAATACTTTTGAAATTGACGCAAATCTATACACACAATATATGATGACTTCAAATATTTTATATGTAGTCCATAGTCACTATGACCAAGAAATTTGCAAACCAAGTGATTATGATATTGATAATTGTAACGCAATGGATATTCCTTACTTTATAGTAAGTTATCCACAAAAAAGCCACTATTTATTGGAGCCTAAATGACAAGAAATATATATTTAAAAGGAAAAATGGGAAAACTCTTTGGAGAACATTGGACCCTTAATGCTGCTACTGTGCAAGAAGCTATGCACGGAATAGACGTGCAAAGACAAAATAAATTAACTAAATATTTAGTTGAATGTACAGAAAAAGGTATTATGTTTCATGTACAAAAAGGAGAAGAATTTTTAGATTATACAAATCTTAGTACCACTTTAGGAGAGGAAGATTTAATTATTACTCCTATACCTGCAGGAGCAGGAGGGCTAGGTGATGTTTTTAAAGCAGTCTTAGGTATAGCTCTTATAATTACAGCAATCTTTTTCCCTGGATCCTTGCCAGCCATAGGTGCTTTAACCTCCGCACAAGTAGCAGCAGGAGCTATGCTAATAGGTAGTTTACTTGTGATGCAAGGCATAACAGGATTAATGACACCTAAAAAAGCTACAGAAGGAGGAGAGGGCTATTTCTTTGATGGACCTGTAAATACTGTAAAACAAGGAGTACCAGTTCCTTTACTATATGGAAGATTAATAATAGGAGGAAGTCCTATAAATTTTGCTTTTTTAGAAGGAGATATGAGTGTAGGTGGAAATACAGGTTATTTTATAACTCCTTCTACAGAAGGAGCAAGTGCCGCAAACTCAGCAACAGCGATAAGTTCTGGCATACAATCTGTAAGTGACGCAGTAACCTGGGAGTTAAAATAATGATTAAAATTACAGAAAATGAAGGTATTGGAGCAGGAGGAACTGCTAGTACTACAAGCTCGTTAAAAAAATCTACAGAAAAACAATCCGCAGTAATATATGATATGTTATCAGAAGGACCTGTTGAAGGATTAGTCGATGGAGCAGCCTCTATATTTTTAGACGGTACAGCTGTAATGGAAGGTGCAAATAATAAAAGTTTTGGAGCAGTAAGGTCTACTAATGTAACTTATACAGCATCATCAAGAGTACTAGTAGACAATAATGGTAGTTTATTTTCAGGTAAAGACTTAACAGAAGGAACTTATTATATAAAAGTACGCAAAGCAGGCAAAACCGGAACAGTAAGTGCTAGTGCAGGTTCAACTGTTATAACAGCAAGTTCTGCTATATTTTCACCTTCAGATAGAAGTACGCTTGTTGGAGGTAAAGCTATTCACATACCTGGAGCAGGAGTTAATGGAAGTGACTATGTCGGAGTAATTTCAAGGTACATTTCAACTACTAGAGTTTCTGTAAGAAATCCTATACAAACAACGGTTAGTAGTGTAACCGCACACGTAGATTTAGTAGCTGTTATAGCTTCTATACAAAGCTCTGCTCAAGCAACTCTATCAGGAGACCAAGGAATTAATGCTTCCAACGTATTAGCTTACGTAAAAACTCCTACTCAAATAGTAACAAGTACTCCTAAATATAATTTTGAAAACACAGCAGTAGCCTTCAGACCAGGAACTAGAGACCAAAGTTACTTAAAACCTCCAGTAGGTTTAGGAAGTTCTGCAATTGTATACAACGCATCAGGGGAACTAGCACAAACAGATTTATCTAGCTTATCAGGAATAGGCAGTTCTCCAAATAATGCAGCTGGATGGTCTAATACTTCTGAGCCTACAGCGTCTAGAACAGCTAACAGATTTACTGCCTCACAAATGGGCGTAAGTAACCCAGGAGAAGTAGACCAAATAAGTATTAGTATAAATTTTCCTAATGGTATATATGCACATAAACCTAAAAGTGGATCAGAAGGAGCTACAAACGCAGAATTTATAATTGATTTTGATTATAGCACTGACGGAACAACTTTTACTACTACAAGAGTATTCGGAGCTTCAGACTCTTCTTTATCTGCTAGAGGAAATAAATTAACCTATCCAAATACAAATAATTATGGCTCAGGAACAGTAAGAAGATTTACTAGAACACCTTTTACACAATCTTTTTCTTTTGACGTAGAAAAATATCAACCCTTTGTAGATTATAGAGTAAACATACAAAAAATAACTCCTGCACAAGCAGAACATGGAAATTTTAATCATACAGCAGCTTCTTCATTACAAGCAATACAAAATATTATAGAAGATAAACTCAGTTATCCTTATACAGCATATGGAGCAGTAATAGTAGATGCACAAAATTTTAGTTCATTACCTGTAAGAGGATATGATTTACGAGGACTAAAAATTAAAGTGCCTACAAATTATTTTCCAAGAAATGAACTTTCAGAAGGGTCAATAGCTTCTTACACAAGACATGTAACTAATGGAAGTGTACAAAGTTCAGCACAAGACTGGGACGGAAATTTTAGAGGAGATTTAAATACTTTTACTACTGGAACAAATATTGATTTAGTATGGACAGATAACCCAGTCTGGGTACTACTAGACTTATTAACAAATGATAGATATGGATTAGGTAAATTTATTGACCCTAATGATGACTTTGCACTTATAGATAAATTTCAACTTTATCAATTAGCTCAATATTGTGATGAGTTAATACCTGATGGAAAAGGAGGAGTTGAACCAAGATTTACTTGTAATATGTATATTACAGAACTCGCCGAAGCTCAAAGACATTTATCAGATTTAATTTCTATATTTAGAGGTATGTTAATTTATTTCAATGGAAAGATAACTCCTCAAGTAAACTCTAAAAAATCTCCTATTTATACTTTTTCTAAAGGAAATGTTGTTGAAGGAGTATTTTCATATCAATCTTCTTCAAGTCGTTTTCGTTCTAATCAAATAAGAGTAACTTGGAATAACCCTGAAGCTTTTTATAGGCAAGACGTAGAGGTTGTTGAAGACACAGAAAATATACTAGAAACTAACAGAATTAATCCAACAGAAGTAGTAGCTTTAGGTTGTACGTCTCAAGGACAAGCAATTCGTTTTGGTAAATGGATATTACTAACAGAAAAAATGTCTACAGAAGTAGTAAGTTTTAGTACAGGATTAAATGCTGCTCATTTAAAACCAGGAGATTTAGTAGAAATACAAGATTCTGATATTTATACAACACAATCCTCAGGTAGAGTAGATTCCGGAGCTTCTAGCTCTACTACAGTGGTACGATTAGATAGAGCTGTTGATTTAAGTGCTTCAGGTACAAATTTTGATTTAAATTTAGTTTACCCTACAGGTGGTGCTTACTTAAATGAAGACAGCGCTATTGTAGGAAGTACAACTTTTGAGAGAGGTGACTTACTAACATCTATTACTTCTCAAACAGCAGCAGCAAATGCTGAAGATGATGCTGGAAATAAAATACAAGTCCTATGGTCAGAGTATTCTAGAATAGAAAGTAAACCTATACAATCTTATAGTACGAATGTAATAACAGTTTCTTCTGCTTTTTCTTCTGCTCCAAATGCAGAAGTTATGTGGAGTATTACAGCTACCACACAAGCAACAGGAGAAATAGTATCTTCTGCTCCCAAACCTTTTCAGATTGTATCTATTCAAGAAGATAGCAATGAAAAAACTTATAGTATATCAGCTACTGGATATTCTGATAATTTATTTGATTTAGTAGAAAGAGGTTATGTTATAGAAGAAATTCCAGATATAAGAAAGCCTCCTTTAAGAACAGATATAATTCCTGTTCCTCAAAGTTTAGGATTATCAGCAATACCTTCCGGCAAAGAAAGTACTTCTGAAGACGTAGATATAGAAGGAACCGGAATAGATTTATTAATTGGGTGGAATCCCCCACAATCAACTGTATCAGGCTCAAATAAAAAATATGAGTTTACTGCAGGGTATGAGTTAATGATACTAGGATTAGAAGATGAAGAAGGAAAAGGAATCAGAAAAACAATACAATTAGGCCCGGATTCTACAGGACACAGAATAAAAGATGTAACTCCCGGAGTTGTATATACAGTATTCCTTAGAATACAAACTACAAATGGTTTCTATTCTGCATATATAAAAGATGAAATTGAAGTAGTAGCTTCAAAAATTACTGTAGTTGGTGGACCTAAAATTAGTGGACTTTCAAAAGGTGGTTCTATAAATCAAACAGTAACAATGTCAGGAGCTGTTGTATCTATAGGTTCTTCAACTTATCAATTTGATTCACCAGACGGTTCTACTCATAATAACACTTCAACAAATACTAGTACATATCAACAATCTTTTGCTGGAATGGGAGCAAGCGCTGTAGCTTATTTACTATTTGATACAAGTGCTAGTGCTACTGGAGATAGATTTAAAGCAGTACAGTTTGTAGAAAATAATACAGCAGTATCAGCAAATGGAGATAGTCTTGGTATAAAATATTGGAAAGAAGTAGGAGCTGCTAATGACGGGTTAACTGCTGCCTCAGGTACAGCATCAATGGCAGTTAGTAGTAATTTAATCACTGGTTCTAGTACTTCTTTTACAACTGATTTTGAAGTAGGAGATAAAGTATTTGTAGGAAGCGGTACTTCTTTATTTATGGCAACTATAAACTCAATAAGTAGTGACACTTCTATGAGAGTAAACACTAATACTACCAGAGCTTATAGTGGAGTGGCTGTTAAAAAACAAACCTTTATACCTTCAGCAGATGTAATATTAGCAAAAATAGAAACAAATGGTAGTACAAGTTATTCTATTTCAGAATTATATGCAATAACAAAAGGTATAATTGGAGCAGATGGTCAAAATGGTTTAAATAATGCAATTATAACTTTATATCAAGTATCGAATAGTTCTAGTTCACCTACTCTACCGAGTGGAAATGCAACCTATACTTTTAGTAACGCAACTCTAGGCAGTTTTGCAAGTAGCGCTAATGGTTGGTCACAGACACTAAGCTCTGTTTCAAGCTCAAATAAATATTTATGGGCTACTCAAGCTTCTGCGAGTAGTACAGGAGCAACAGTTGTAATTGGAGATAGTGCTTGGACAGCAGGAAAAATAATGTCTACTTTTGGAGATGATGGTAGCCCAGGAGCAACAGGGCCTCGCACAACAACATTTAGATTAAATCATACAGCAGCATCTTCAGGACAGCCAACATCACCTACTTCAAGTAATACAAATAGTTACAACTTTAGTAATGGCACTCTCAGTACTATTGTAAGTGGTTGGTCACATTCAACTCCTACTTACGCAAGTGGAAACTCAAATAAGTATTGGTATGTAGATGTAACAGTAGTTGAAGCTACTTTTAATGGTACTCAAACTATAACCTTTGGAACTGTAAGACAAGCAATAGGATTTAGTGGACTTGTAACATTTAGTAATGCTAATACTATCTCAGACGGTACTAATACAAAAACTCCTATACAAGCAGGAGATGTAAATGCAAATGTTACTTCAATAGATGGAGATGTAATACAAACAGGAACAATTAAAGCAAATAGATTAGCCCTGTCAGGTACTGGAGCTATAACAATAGGAAGCTTTACAAATGATTCAGGTTTTACAGATGATACTGTAGCAAACCAAAAAACAACAGCAGCCGCCGCAGCTACAGCGGCTAACAATGCTGCTAAAACAGCTGGTAGTGTTGGAGGTTTAA